ATTAAGGTACAGCAGCCAGCCATCTGGGAGATGATGCCCAAGGAGTTCAAGAAGAAGACCAAGAGCATTGATGGTTATATCAATTATTCTATGCAGAATGGTTTCACGGGTAGTTCCTTTGTGTTCCCTGATACAAGGACACGTGTGGACTTCAAGACTTATACGCAGTACAGCAACAATGCTACTATCCTTGAGGGTTTCGAGTTCGGGTTCCGCAAGGAGAACATCAAGGCTGGTGAGGAGTCCAACATAGGAGCCTGGCTGGATGAGTACCTGGGTGATGCTGCTCTGGTTAATACTCTACGTTTCCGACTAGCTACACGGGACTCCAAGATGGTAATTGGTTTTACCCCGATTGACGGGTACACGCCATTCATCTCGGACTACTTAAAGGGAGCCGAGACACTGGAGACTCGACCTGCTGCTTTGCTTAATGGCAAGGAGTTACCTATCAAGCAGTACAGCCCTAGCCGTGATGCGGCTGTGATCTACCTGCACTCGGACGAGAACCCATTCGGTGGCTATGAGCGAATTGCAAAGGACCTAGCTGGTCGCCCTGATGATGAGATCAAGGTTCGCGCCTACGGCTTACCTGTTAAGTCCGCTAATGCTTTATTACCATTCTTCAATACTGAGGTAAACGTACTATCAGAGGAACCCAATAAGTACGAGATGACGTTCCCCGACATTTCGGATAAGTCGGAGTTCACCTGCTACCAGGTAGTTGACCCCGCTGGTGCAAGGAACTACACCTGCATATGGGCTGGTGTAAACGAACACGGTGAAGTATATATTCGCAAGGAGTGGCCTGACCGGGATACATACGGCGAGTGGGCTATGTTCGGGGATCCGAAGTGGAAGTACGGACCAGCAGCCAAGAAGATCGGGTTAAATGTCGAGGGGTACTGTGAGTTATTCAAGGAGATTGAGGATGACCTACAGATAGAAGTAACCGAGAGAATCGGGGACTCCCGTTTCTTTGCTAGGGAAAATGAGAACAATGATGACCTATTTACTTCGTTCTATGATTACGGCCTAAGCTTTATACCATCGGACGGCAAGATGGAGGAACAGGGGATTACTGCCCTTGATGATTGGTTTAACTATAACCCCAACGTAGGGGTAGACGAAGCCAATCGCCCTCTATGCTATATTCACAAGGACTGCGGTAACCTTATCGACAGCCTTATTAACTACAACTCAGCGGGGAAAAGTGACGAGCCACTGAAGGATTTCTTTGACGTTATTCGATATTTGAGAATGTCGAACGGCGGAGAAGGACCGGACTTTTTCTCATCAAATGATATGCAAACAACTAATACTCGAAAGGGAGGATACTAATGCCGAAGAAGAAACTAACACTAATAGCTGAAGAACAAGAAGTTACGTTCGAGGAAGCTATGAAAATCGCAACCGAAAAGCTACCAGAGGGTTCACTTACCGGCAAGGGAAAGAACACCTGGGTAACCGAGGAAGGTGCTTCCATCCTTGAGGAGTCCTTTATGATAGAGGAAATCATTCCTAAGCACTACAAGGGAACTGTACTAGCAGAATGCCCTAACCCTAAGTACAACGTCGTCTTTAGCAAAGAGATTGGCAAGAGGGTAAATGTTTTACTGCCTCGCAAGTGGCAGGGTCATTTCATTAAGAAGGTGATAACCTTTGAGGCTATTGAGGATCAAAAAGGAATCAGCTACCGCTATGTTGGAAAATGAACACATTACGCTTGATCGTAATTGGTGCAGGGAGCAGTCCGACCGATTAGCAAGCTGGGAGATACTTCGTCGTCACGTCCTTCACGAAAGTGGAGTAGCAATGACAAATGGTGACCTATGTGATACAATAGGCGTATCATCGACTTACACTATTCGATTGCTTAAATCTATACAAAAACGACTCGCAGAAGAAAATGCTGAATGAATCAATCTCTGAGTCCTTGACATACGTCCAGGATGAACCCGATATCAAGACCCTACGTTTTGCTTATGAGCAAACAGTAACTGAGCTTGATGCTTACTTTGACCTATGCCGTACTAGTTACGATGACCGCCGCAACTGGTGGCCTGGCAAGAGCCGAGATCATCGCAAGCACGGGGCTGATGCTTTCCCTTGGGAGGGTGCATCAGATATGGAGTGCCACGTTATTGATGAGCGCATTACTCGTCTAGTATCTTTATTTATGGCATCGTTAAATCGAGCCAATGTACGAGCATTTCCAGTTGAGAGTGGTGATATTGCTAGAAGTAAACTAGTATCGGGTTTCCTGAAGTGGATGGTCAGTTCGGGATATATCCCACGTTTTTATCGAGAAATGGAGTTAGGTGCTAATTATCTTCTTGAGCGTGGTTTACTTATCACCTATGTTGGCTGGCAACAAGAAGATCGTCGATTTTTACAAAAACTTGATTTAGAACAAATTACTGAAATGTCCCCTGAGGTAGCCGAGGCTATTAATAGCGGCGAAATGGACGATGAGTTAGTATCCTTGTTGCAAAACGTTTTTGAAGGAACATCCACCAAGAGAGCCAAGAAAGCAATCAAGGAACTGCGAAAGTTTGGAGTAGCTGAATTGCCTCTTACTCGACGGCAAGTCAATGCCCCGGACGTTAAGACCCTAGCACCTGATGGTGATTTCTTTTTTCCAACTTATGTAACTGATCCGCAGCGAGCACCTTACTGCTTCTGGCGTACTTACTACACCCCACAAGAACTAGAAAACAAAGTCGTCACCGATGGATGGGATGAGGACTTTGTTGAGCACGTTATTGAAAAATATCGTGGTGTAAATATAGATAGTATAGAACGCGAACAGGAGGGCCGTCGCAGCATTAGCCTAACAGATAGTACATACGAAGCAGACGAGTTAATTGAAATCTGCTACGGATACCAACGCCTAATTGACCGAGAGGATGGCGCAGAGGGTATTTATTGTACAGTGTTTCATCGTGAATTCAGCGGTGATGAAATCACACAGGGCTATGCGAAGTTTGAGTTACTTAATGGATATGAGGATTATCCCGTAGTTGTCACTAAACTGTCCGAGGACAGTAAACGTCTATATGACACGATGACTATCCCCTCGGTTCTTAGGGGTATCCAGAATCAAATAAAGGTTGAGCGTGACTCTAGGATTGACCGAAACAGCCTAGCCACCTTACCTCCCATTCTCCATCCAGTTGGTCAAGCACCATCTGATTGGGGTCCAGGGCGTATGATTCCTTATCGCCGCAAAGGTGACTTGGACTTTGCCCCAACCCCGGCTTACAACACTGGATCCCTTGAAATGGAAACAACTCTTACTGATCTAGCTGATCGCTTGGTTGGTCTAGATGAAAGTTCAAACATTAGCCAAATCCGCAAGCAGTTCCTAGTGGACAAGTTCCTTAGTCATACTGCTGAAGTTATTCGTATGGCATTTAAATGTTTTCAAAGATTTGGACCAGACGAAGTATTTTTCCGTGTAACTGGAATCCCTGATTCTCAAGTTATGAATAAAGGTGACGCGGATGAAAACTTTGACATCTTGATTAATTTTGATGTACAGAACACCGATCCAGAAACCGTGCAGTCAAAGCTTCAACAGTTCGTTGCACTCAATCAACTTAATTCAAATGGCCGTCTAAATGTAGACAGCCTGCTTGATATTGCTGCCGCTAGTATTGATCCAGTAATGGCTGATGCAGTTCTACAGCCAGTGGAAACAGCTCAACAGCAAGTAATCAAGGATGTAACCGATGACTTGACTAAGATCTTTTCGGGAATCGAAGTACCGGCACGTCCAGCAGGAGCACAAATTGCGATGCAAGCCATCCAGCAGTACACTCAGCAACCAGATATTGCACAACGGTTAGAACAAGATGAATCATTCCGCGCACGTTTGGAGAAGTACGCAGGTCAGTACACTTTCCAGATGCAGCAAGTACAGAATGCTGAGATTGGTCGAGTAGGTACAACACCTGCACAGATGGGTGAAATTGATACTCAGAATCTATAATGGACAATATTACCACATCTCAACAAGCCCAGAGGCGAGCAAAGCAAATTGAATTAGATTCTCGTATGAGGAATGTGGCTGCTAGCATTCAAAAAAAATTTGGATATAGCGCACCAATGCTTTCTGGCATCCTAGGTAATATTCACGTAGAAACTGGTAATACATTTGATTACAAGCAAAAGCAGAATAAGGGACCAGGCGAGGGATTATTTCAGTTCGACTTCCACAAACCAAACTACAAGAAGTATTTAAAACGCAAAAAGCTTAAAGACAGTGTTGATTCTCAAGTTGGCTATGTACACGATAGTATTTACGGGGACGAACAAGAGCACCTTGGTTATGGAAACGCAGAAGACCTAAGAGAATTATTTGCTAAGTCCAATGACCCCATAGAGATTTCCGATGCATTCGAGAAAATCTTCTTACGCCCCAATGAAAAAAAATCTCATAGTGATCGACGCAGAGAAGCAAGTCGAATGTATTCACTAGCGTTTACTCCAGCTCGATAATATGAATATACAAGACGACATCAATAGCTTGCACAGCTATGAATCCTTTGCTCGGTTTATTAAGATGATTCACGAACTCCGGGAGGAGACTATCAGTGAAATGCACGAAGCATCAAGTGAGACAATCCAACAGGTTTCCGGTCGAATCATTACCTATGATCAAATCCTGCAAATGTCAGGATGGGACAAGCTTCGATTGAAGCATTCAGATAGAATGTAAACACGTATGTTATAATGCGCTTATCGCCATCGCTCGGCGTTAATGAGTGGTAATAATATGACAGACGAAATCGAAACTGCTAACGCTGAGGCAGACCAAAGTTCAGTGGACAATAATAATATATCCGTCGAGGATTTCGCAATGCGGAGACTTGGACAACTAAATCCTGAGGCTGAAGAGCCACAAGAGGAAGAGGTCGAAGAAACCGAGGAGCAGGAAACCGAAGAGGTAACTGAGGAGGAAGCTGAGGAATCAGTTGAAACTGAGGAAGCCGATGAGGAGACCGAGGAGTCCGAAGATGTTCTTTCACAGTTAGACTTGGACGATATGTCCGAGGAGGACCTAAGGGAACTAGCAGACAAGCTAGGCAGCCGCGCTGTAGCTCGATTCGGTGAATTGACTGCAAAAAGAAAAGTTGCCGAAGAGCGTCTAGCTAAAATGGAGGCCGAACTAAAAGAGGCTCCGAACCCACTTGATTCAAAAAAGAAAGTCGAAAACAATCCTTTTAAAAATCTTGATACAATTGAAAAATTGCAAGAAAAAGCTATTGAGGTTGACGACATTGTTGAGTGGGCAGAGGATGTTCTTTTTGAAAGTGATGGCTATTCTGCGGATGACGTAGTTACCGAGGTGGAAGGAAAAGACCTTACAAAGGCCGATGTCCGAAGAGCTTTGCTACAAGCACGTAAAGCACAAAAGACATTTCTCCCCGATCAATTGAAAAACCTTCAATCGATCGAACAAAGCAATAAAATGCAGGAGCACTTAAGTGCTCAAGCTGAAGCTGAGTTACCCTGGATGAAAGGCGAAGATAACGACACACGTCGTCAATACGAAGCTATTATGAGCGACCCACGGGTTGATACATTAATGACTAATCTTCCGCCTGATGTTAAAGCCCAAATGCCATATTTACTAGCACACGCTGCTAACAGTATTTATGGACGAAAGCCAATAGCAAATACTAAATCATCAGTAAAATTAAATCCCCCAAAAACAGGTATACCCTCCTCGTCAAAACCAGAAAAGTCTATGGGAAAAACAGCCAAGGCTCTAAAGGAATTAGAGGCTAGGTTCAAACAGACGGGTAGCGCAAACGATTTCGCCAACCTCAGGAAATTCAAAATGGCTTCTCGCCATTAACTAATTCATAAACTAATTCATTAACTAATTCTATATAATTATGCCAGACTTCTCAAATACATTCGATACTACAAACACCGGTTCCGGTGTATCTAACCGCGAGGACTTGACCGACGTCTTGACTATCCTTGCCCCTGAAGAAACCCCTATCCTTTCTTCTGCTAACAAGCAAAAAGCATCCGCAACTAAAGTTGAGTGGACTGTTGACGCTCTTTCTGCTCCTAGCACTGCTGGGATCGCCGAAGGTGCTGACGTAACCACATTCACTGACCAGTTCGCTGGCCGTGCTCGCCTTGGTAACCGCGTTCAAAAGTTCCGTCGTGACTACAAAGTCTCCGATCTGCAAGAAGCAGTCGATTCAGTTGGTCCAGCTAAAGTTGCTCAAGCTGAAGCTAAAGCAATCCGTGAACTCAAGCGCGACATCGAAGCAAGCCTTGCTTCTGCTAACACTCAGACAACCGAAGACGGTGCTGGTGTAGTCAACCGCCTTGGTGGTCTTGGTGACTGGATCCAAAATGCTGCTGGTTCGGGTAACGTACCTGCTGCGTTCCAAACTCCAGCCGCAAGCATCGCTGATGTTACTGCTGCTGAAGGCACATTCGCTGAAACTGAACTGAACAGCATCATCGCTTCGATCTTCAAGGTTACTGGTACAACCAACAACCTTATGCTCGTTGCTGACACAGCTCTCCGTCAGGACATCAGTGACTTCGCTCGCATTAGCGCAGGTGCTACTGAAAACATCCGCTCGGTGAACTATGATGGCAACAGCGGTAGCATCAAGCTATCTGTTGATCTGTATCAAAGTGACCACGGCATCGTGTCCGTTGTGAACGCTAACCCTGATTGTATGCCAACTCAAGCAGGCATCGCAGGAATGTCTGGCTACGTGGTGAATCCTGAATACTACGGTGTTCACGAACTCATCCCTATGGGTAGCTCTCGCCTTCCAAATCTTGGTGGTGGCGAACGTGGATTCGTTGATTGTGCTTTGACCCTCGGTGTATACCACCCTGGTGCTCACGGTAAGATCGTCAGCGCATCTTAATTAATTCTGGTTGGGGGGCGAAAGCCCCCCTGCCTTTTTTTTATGGATATCATTGTACCAAATTCTAAGACTTACTCCGACGAGGAGATTGACCGTGCCTTAATGCAGGAGATCCAAGGTGGACTCCAGTTGGAAAAAGCGACTGAGAAGGATCGCTACCAGCAAGCAGCGAAGGAGGCACATCAACTAAAAGGTACTGTTCATCCTACATTAGGACGACCAGTTGCTACAATGCCAGCCCGCGAGTTTTTTCGACTCGTACAGAAGTACGGTCAAGA